CAAGTCGTATTTAACAACAACAGCCGAATCCTGGACCCACTAAACACCGCCAGCATTTATTATCCGTATGTCCTGCCCCGCTCCCCTATCATCATTTACGCAAATGGCACCCCGATCTACACAGGCTTTGTTGAGGACTGGAACCTGGACTATCAAAACGCCAACCAGGGAAGAATGGTTGCGCGATGTGTTGACGCTTTTGGAACCCTTGCTAACCAGCAATTAAATGCTTTTACGCCAAGCGCGGAATTGTCATCAGCCCGCATCAACACCGTCCTGGACCGCGCTGAAATCAATTACCAAGGCTCTAGGTCCATAGGTACTGGAACATCCACTTTAGGGGCTTACGCGGTCGCTCAAGACACCAACTCCTTAAACTACCTACAGCAAGTTAACACCTCTGAACAGGGCTACCTCTTTACCGCGGCTGACGGCGCACTAACCTTTAAGGGGCGCTCAAGCGTCCTAAACCCAGTAGCCAATGCCTCCTTTACAACTGATGGCACAGGAATTCCCTACATGACCCTGATTAACCAGTACGGGTCGGAACTGCTTTACAACTACATAGTCACCCAGTCGCCCGCCGGAGCGGCACAAACATCATCCGACGCTAACTCCATTGCTTTATATCAAGCGCAAAACTACAACCTTCTCAACTTGCTTAACTCCACAACAACGGAAGTGGCTGGCCTAGGTGCATACCTTCTTGGCAAATATCGCAACCCAGTTGTCCGCTTCACCGGTGTTTCATGCGAACTGGCAGCCCTAACATCAGCGCAATGGTCCACTATCTTTGCTATTGAACTTACCTCAATTGTTACGGTGCAAAAGGACTACTCAACCGGATCACCAACCACAGAATCGCAGACCCTCATTACCTCAGGAATTGAACACCGCATTGTTCCAGGGTCCCACACAGTTTCGTACACTTTTGAGAGTACGGACGGCAACCAATACTTTACGCTGAATGATGAAATATTTGGCACTCTTTCAACCACCAACCTTTTAAGTTTCTAAAGGAGACACAACATGGCAATCACAAATAATACGGACTTTTCCAGTGGGGCTATTCTGACAGCTCAACAGCAAAATAATTTCCCCCGCGGGATTATGGCAGTGTCAAAAGCCACCTCAACCGATGCAACGATTACCACGGTGGAAGAACAACTCTCGGTAACTTTCACAGCAGTGGCAAACAGAAACTACCGTGTAACGTATTTTGAGCCTGAAGTCACTGGTACAAGCGGGGCTTACACGAACATTTTAATTTTCCTTACTTCTATTGCTGGCACTCAACTTTCAGGTGGTTACGTTTATGCACCCGCTACCAATAGTTACAGCACAATCACGGTGACCGCCATAAGCACTTTTACTGCTGGAACAGTCATTATTAAAGGCGCTGCTTCCGCAAGTTCTGGCACATCAAAATTAGGAAGAATAGCAGCACAGCCAGCATTCTTGATGGTTGAAGATATTGGTACAGCCTGATGCGAAAAAGCCTGATTCTATTGGTTATTTTGACATCGCTTACGGCTTGTGCTGACCGCACACGCCACAACTGTGACACCACCAACACCCTTAACAAGTCATTCATGGAAAGCAAATGCAAATGAAACTAGAAAACCGACTTAGCAACGAAGAAATTAAAGCACGACTTATCCTTGTTGTAGGCATCTGCCTTTCAAGCGCGTTCCTGTTCTCTATCGTTGCTCTTCTGTACGGGCTTCTGTTTGTGGTGCAACCAACAGAGCAAGCCCCCAACGATTCTGAAGCGTGGGCAATTCTTTCCCCAATGCTAATGACCCTTGCAGGTGGCCTCATTGGCCTGTTGGCTGGTAACGGCCTCAAAGACAAACCCAAAGACCCGCCAGTATGAGCAACCGCGTCTATCCGTACTACCCAGCCTGGGACGGCAAAGCCACAGCACCTGTGACCGCCAAACTTGTTGAATTAACAAAAGCCAGGTGGGGGCTGACCTCTTTAGGCACTTATGCGAACAGACCAATGAGAAATAATGCGGGCCTAAGTGTGCATGCGACGGGCTACGCGGCGGACCTGAAATATAAAGACGAGGCCCAGGCCCGTCTCATTTGGGACTGGTTCCTGGCCAATTCCAAGGCCCTGGGATTATGCGAAATGCACTGGTACGCATACGGTTCCTTCGGTGCGGGCTATCGTTGCAGTCGCGGAGAAGGCAAGGCAGGGGTCAAAATTTTCACCCAGGACGACAACGCTGGCTCGTATCAAGGCTCGCCTAACTGGTTCCATATAGAACTGGCAAAGCAAACGCCGGAACACTTTGAACAGGTCTTCAGAGCGTTGAAATAGGATTCCCGGGCACTGTTTGAGCGGTCCCGGGGTTAGGTGGTGGGTATCTTTGTTTCCATTGGGGTATCCACCACCGCTTTCGTCTTTTGTGTATAGTGACAACCAGCCACTCAAAGGGCATAACAAAGGAAACACATGAACAAGATCATCTTTGACCTACCACTGTTCCGGTCGTCAGACCCGGAAACCTCTCGGCAAGCCAACCCTATGCGGGTAGGCAGCCACCGCGCCATCCTCATTGCCATCTATGCCGATAGCACCCTTGGCCTCACCGATGAAGAGGCGGCATCTCGAGCGTTAGCCATGGGCCATGAAATAAAGGGCTATTGGAAGCGTTGTAGCGATTTGCGCACATTGGGCCTAATCCAGGACACAGGCACCCGTCGGACCGTCTCAAGCGGCTCTCAGGCCATTGTGTGTTCAATAACCCAGGACGGCCTGGACGCCGCAAAGAGGCTGTCATGACCGATACACAGTTCATATACAGTTTCATTATGGGATGGGTCAGTTGCTGGCTGTGGCTCAAAATGATGGCCAACCGGCCATGACGCAAGAACCAGCCCACTGGGGCTATACCGTTCTACGCTCTAAAGACAAATTAACGATGGTCCAAATCTTTACAGATTTATCCACAGGCCTGATTGAATACACCCAGGTGTGCCAACGCGCACAATCCTGGCATTCATGGGGGCCGCCAACAGAATTGGAAAAGTGCTGAAACTCATCATGGCTTTTATGCTTACTACCGCCCTATTTAACCCAACCCCGGCAAATGCTGCCGCCAACTCATGCCCCAAATTAGAGCCATTACTGGCTCAATACTTCCCGGCAAAGGTCGTACCGGTGATGTCACGGATTGCCTACCGGGAGTCCCGATGCAACCCTGGCAGCCTGTCTGCCGTTCGCAAATCCACAGGCCGCCCCGATGTGGGCCTTCTACAGATACAAGGGTCATGGGCTACTGTGACACGGGCAGTCTGTAAGAAACAGGATGTGATCAAAGCCCTACTCAATGTCCGGTGCAACTTAAAAGTTGCTCGGTATTTATATGACAATGGCGGCCTAGGTCATTGGCGAGCAACCTCAGGAAAATAACAAAGGAAAACAATGGAAACATCAACCGGCGAACTCATCGCCAAACTAACCAACCTCAGCCACAATTTGGCACTGGAACTACGGTTCAAGGAATCAAGCCTAATCCTGGAAGCAGTCGGGGCGTTACACGCCTTGCCCAACATTGCCGAGACAATCCGGCACGCATGGCATCCATCCATGAACGCCAGCGGACCATCTAAGGGTTTGTCATACACATCAAGCGCAAGTCAGGTGGCATCAGATGACGCTTGAGTACACACACAACGACGATGTCGCTGACATGATCTATGAAAAAGACTTGGAAATCAAAATACTTCGGATGCAAATTACCGCGCTTAACAAGCGCATAGACAAATACCGAAACAGTATTAATGCGCTGTCGCTTTCTATTGATGAGGACTATGCCAATGGGTTTTAACCTTGACGACTATGAGCCCGTGGCCAGTAGGCTTGACAGGTTCCTAAAGGCACACCCTGATGCGCGTGTCATTACTGATCTAGTGCATTACTTATCTGATGTTGCCGTATTCAAAGCGGAACTATGGATTGACGGCGAAATTATTGCCACCGGATGGGCCGAGGAGATTCGTGGCCAAGGAAATGTGAACAAAACATCTCACCTGGAGAACTGCGAGACTGGGGCCGTCGGGAGAGCGTTAGCAAACGCCGGGCTGTCAGGTTCCGACTTTGCCAAGCGTCCAAGTAGAGAAGAAATGGGCAAAGTCCAAAGAATGCAAGGTGAAACCACGATAACCGAAAACAGCAACATGGCAAGCGAGAAACAGCAAAACATGATCAGGGCCGTGTGCAAGTCCATGGGTAAGGTTCCTCCGCATAACCTGCAATCTTTTACAAAGCGGGACGCGTCGGCTTATATTGACAGTCTCAAAAATGGTGAACAGCCCGCGCCGACATACGACGCAATAGAGGAGCCGTTCTAATGGCTGACCTTCTTATGTTAATAATTATGTGCATCTCGCTATTCATGTGCGGCTTCCTGCTAGGCAAAGAACAATGAATCAAATATCCGAGGCCGAATTTCTAACGCAAGTCAAAGCCCTGGCCTATCTGAACCACTGGACCCTGCACCACAGCCAGCCATCGCTCACATCGCGGGGCAAATACATCACAACCGGCAGCCCCGGATTCCCTGACCTTGTCCTGGCACACGAACAGCGCGGCCTAATATTTGCCGAACTGAAAACAACCAAAGGCAAAGCCAGCGAAAATCAACTATCTTGGCTACGCATTTTGCACCCACACGCTGAGTGTTACCTGTGGAGACCATCGGACCTGACATTTATTGCCGGAAGGTTGGCATCATGCTGAACCAAGAATCACTGTTTCCAATGCCGCAGGACTGCAACACCAGCGACGACTACTGGACACCAAAGTTCTTGTTTGACGCCCTGGGTATCATGTTTGATCTAGATGTTGCCTGCCCACCATCAGGACCGCCACACGGCACCGCTCGAGCGTTCTACACCCAAGAAACCGATGGCCTTGCTAGTGATTGGTTTGGCAATGTGTGGATGAACCCACCATTTAGCAAAACCAGCCCATGGATTCATAAGTTCATGACACACCGCCAAGGTATATGTCTAGTGCCGTTCTCTAAATCAGCCTGGGCAAATAAGTTGTGGGACGACGCCGAAGGTGCACTAATGCTGCCCTCTACGCTTAAGTTTGACCAGGGTCCAATATTTATGCCCGTTATGTTGGCCGCCTATGGTGATAACAATGTGACCGCGTTACGCAACGCAGGCTTGGGGCGTGTCCGGTGATTATTGTGGCATGGTATATCCTGCTACTCTCCATCGGCATCGCCATTTTGGCAGGTGTGCGCAAGGATTAAAAAACTGGTACCCGGTGTGTCTCGCTGGGCTAAGTCGGGAGTTGAGAAGCCCAGCCAGTATGAACTACAACTGAATACGACCACGGCCACATAGGGATTTGTACTCTGTTGGTATGCACACTACGGAAGTAGGGTAGATGTGGCGCACCTGATCAGCCGAGATGACATACCTGAAAGTTTGTTGGGGTAAGTCGCCACAGCAGCGTTCCCTAACGACACAAAAGGCGTATGGTGTCCACCCTAAACAGTCCGGCTACCAACAACATACAGTTGTGAAATGTGGGGGGCACAAACCCGTGAGACTATCACGCACAGGAGACCAACCGCAGGCCGTAGGCCAAGGGCGGTAGTAACATCACCACAACAAAGGAAACATCATGACAAAACGCAACACACCCGAATTCATGCGCAACCGCCGCATAGTCCTAGAG